GTTTGAACAATTTAAAAAGTTTTCTATGGAACTTGGAATGGAATACGAGTTAGCTCGTGAATCCGCTGATTTAGTGGGCCATTCATTCTTTGGGAAGACTATATCAATTTCACCTGAGACGGGTACCTATTGTGGTATTGCCAATACTGATAAATTATTGAGTAAATTAGCTTATTTGCCAAAAGACATATTACAGTGCCAGAGTGTTCTGGACGGTCTGTTTGCTCAGTTATGGGTTGATCCCGAAATCCGTCCGACGTTTCGTCGGTATGTTGATAAATTGAGTATGATACGTAAGTATCCGTTCCGCCTGGATAGTGACGCTTTTATGCGTAATCTGGTGTTTGGGATGGAGGGTCGGACCAAAAGATTTTAATATCTTTTAATGTCGAAAGGCAATCGTAAACGTAAGACCGGTCCTGTTTCTGCAATTCTTGACGCCACGAGTAAAGCTTTAAAAGTAGCTAAGAAAGCGGTTAAAGGAGTTAATAAACTAACCGGGCTTAATCTCAAAAATAAGATGAAAAAGGGGAAAACACCTGAGGGTCGTGCTCGTCAAAAAGCGCGTCGTAAAAATCGGGTTGGCATGACAAATTCCTCTTCTGATGGCATTAATCGCCAGGCAATTATGTCGAATATGAGTCAGTTGTCAGACACATTTAATTGGCGATGTGAAAAAGTTGCTGATATTGTTGGCAATAATACGACTTCAGTTGCTGTCACCAGTTATTTTATTAATCCTGGTAATGCCACTCTCTTTCCGATCTTCTCGCAGATTGCTCAAACTTATCAGCAGTGGGAGCTTATTGGTGATATGGAATTTATTTTTTTGACTGAAAGTTATGCTGCTAGTGGTAGTAATATCACTGCTGGTAAAGTTATAATGGCAACGAATTATGACTCTGATGAGGTCAATTTTTCTAGTACTTCTGCGATGGAGAACCAGTATGGATGTGTTTCTGGTCCACCTTATGCGGAGAAGCTTGTTCATCGGGTTACGATGAAAGCCTCAGGTGCAGGTGGCAAGGATGCTCCTCTTGGAACTTATTATGTTAATTATAGTAACAATAATTCATCTCCGAGTGGACAGTACACTGGTGGCCATTTTTATGATATTGGTAATTTTCAAATAGGTGTTGTTAATACTGCGGCTAGTTCGAGTCAAATTATTGGTGAACTTTATGTTCGCTATAGATTTAAGCTCATCAAGCCGGCTGAGCCACCCGCTGGTAATATTCAAGATTATTCTCATGCCTCTGGTGGTTTATCAACTGCGGCTTTGCCTTTTCATAGTGTAGTATATGGTGTTGGTTCTAGTTTTTCATGTTGTGGATTAAGTTCCACTGGTACTGCTCCAAATTCGAACTATATCACTCTGCCTTACACTGGTAATTATTTTGTTAGTTGCCAATGGAAAAGTGCAGGTGGAACAATAGGAGCGGCTCCAATTCTTGGGACAGCATCAAATATCAATTTATTGACTATTTTTAATGCTGGTTCATCCAACACCATATCTGAATATGATTATCATGCGAATGCCTGGGCCACCTTGAATTTTGTGGCCAGTGTGACGCAGGAAGGTGTTGGATCGGCTAATCATATGGTCGTTTCTGGCTTGACCGGAATGAGTGATGGTGTAGTTGATGTGTTTGCATGTAGTATACCGTATGAATCATTGACATCTGTGCGTCCTGTTGTCACCAACAAAAAATTTGACGGTGAGATGGAAAAAATGCGAAAGGTTATTGAGGATATGAAATTGCGCATTGCTGCACTTGACAAAGATCCAACGTATATGGTTGTAGATGAGAAAGATGATGATACTGTTTCGATAGTTTCGTCATCAAGTCGTTGTAATAATCGTGAAGTACGTAAAGTGTCACAGAAATAAAAAATTGTTGTCTTTATAGGGAAGACGTTAAAGAACCTATCACGTGGGCAGTTGGGGTATCAATCCAACTTAATGTGTAAGCTAGCGCCGTCCGACAGGCGCTTAATAAATATGTCAGGGGGGATTTGGTTATTCACACCCCGTTAAATGTGGTCCCGAGCTATACTTGGTC